CCAAGAGTAAAAAAAGCTATGGTAAAACTAAATAAACTGCTATATTCTGTGACAGCATTAACAAGGGTGAAATAATGAGCAGCATAGAAGAGAAACTACAAAAAGCTAGGACAAAAAGTATTGATCCTAGATTTACTATACCGGAACAAAAAAGGGAAGATTCTGGAATGGTTATACCAGAACGAAGATGGGAACGAGACCCAGAACACATGAAAAAACTCTATGAACTTTTTATGGAACGTCAGTTCGGACCTAATTGGAGGGTTATAAAAAGACACCCTGAAAGAATGAAATTTGGACCAGAACAAAGACACCCTGAAGAAATGACATTTGGCAAAATGCCTAGAAGGGGTCGTGAAGCTCCGCCTGTATCATCTGGGTGGCTAGCTAAAGGTGGCCGTGTAGGGTTGGCCCTTGGCGGTGATCCGTACATGGAAGATTATAGAGATAAAACACTTGAAGATCCAATTTTAGAACCCGGTGATGAAATGTTACCGGACGACGCACAAGGAATAGTTTCACAGTTAACTAATGAACAAGATCCAGAGAAAAAAATTATGCTTGCCATACAAATTATTCAAAGTATGGGAGATAGAGGAATTGAAATAGTTGAATCAGTATTAAGTCCAGAAGAAATTGCAATGGCCGCTCAGGTTATTCAACAAATGGGTGCCGCTGAAGGTGGTATTGATGATGTTCAAATGGCTGCTGAAGGTGGCCGTATAGGTCTTCGAGGCGGAGGCGGTGACATACAAATAAGACAAGCCGCAGCAAGAGCTAAAAAGATGCAAGCACTGAGAGGTGGAGACTGGTCAGATGAGAACCTTTTATATAACTGGCTTAGTGGTACACCTGGCACACAATATAGAGAAGAACATTTTAGAGATCCATTGTGGCAACAATGGCAGAGAGAACGTCCAGGGTCAAAAGCTTACACAGATATTGAAGATTGGAAAAGTATGATTATAAAAGCCGGAGATCCGAGAGGACTTTTTTCTGGTACAATATCTGATGCACGTTATAGATCAGATGCTGAAAAAAAACAGAGTCAAAAATTATTAAGTCATTATAATCGTATGGCTGAGGTGTTAGGATTAGATCCAAGTGCGATTGCAGGTTCGGCGGCAGCGGCTTCTGAAGTTGCTCCATGGGCTGAGCCAGCACCAGCACCGATAACTTATCCTGAGGAAACTGCAGCTGCACCAGTTGAAGCAGCACCTGTGATGACAACACCAGCAGTAGTACCTGCTGCTACAGGACCAGCTCCAGTATTAGAATCCCTTAATCCAATGACATATCAAACATCTTATGAAACTCCAACAGTTGCAGATCCAACAACTAACATGTCTCAATATTATTCTGATGCTTTAAGTACACCTTATTTTGACTTTCAATCATCTAATACACCTGCAGCAGACACTGCAGCTAATGTAGCAGCTCAATATTTAAATCCACAAGAAGCTCAATTATATCAAGGTGCCGCTAACGGCGGCCGTATAGGTTTTGATAATGGTGGTAGCCCTGATGATTATTTATTAGAGCCAGGTGCGGCTCAAACAGACCCAGAGGAACTTATACAAGAGATAGAAGCACAAGGTGGTCTACAAACTGCTCAAAGTACAATGGGTAATATGCTTATGAAAGCAATGGAAGATTCACATTGGATGGAAATAGGTAGTTGGTTAGATCAATATTCTGGTTTTGGTTTAGGCGAAGAAGACTACTTTAATTTTAGAACAATGGGGCCACAAGTAAAAGGACCAGAGGCAACCGAAGGTTTAGCCTCAGTAAGAGTGTAAGAATGGCAATAGTAGATAGAGATATGCCTCTTAAAGAACAAATGAAGTTCGATATAGGCGCACAAGAAGTAGATATTATGGAAGGCGATCCACAGCTCGATCCTGATGGTGGAGCAACTATAAATCTTGGTCCAGCTCAGCCGATGATGGGTGGACACAATGAAAACTTAGCAGAGAACATGAGCAATGGGGATCTTGATGTACTTGCAAGAGAACTTTCTGATGCCTATGACGGCGATAAAGATTCTCGTGAAGATTGGTCATCAACTTATGCTGAAGGTCTAGATCTACTTGGAATGAAATATGATGATCGCACAAATCCTTTTCCTGGAGCATCAGGCGTATCACACCCATTACTTGCAGAATCAGTTACACAGTTTCAAGCTCAATCTTATAAAGAATTATATCCAGCAGGTGGACCAGTAAAAACTCAAATTATGGGTGCAACTAATCCACAGGTTGAAGCACAATCTAATCGTGTCAAAGAATTTATGAATTTCCAACTCACCCACGTCATGGAGGAATACGAGCCCGAACTTGATCAAATGCTATTTCACCTACCCTTGTCAGGTTCGGCGTTCCGTAAAATATATTTCGATAATACTCTAGGTAGACCCGTTTCTAAATTTGTGTCATCAGAAGATTTAGTTGTTCCATATCAAGCAACAGATTTACTTACATGTTCTAGAATTACTCACGTTGTAAAGATGATGGCCAACGATCTACGGAAGTTTCAAGTATCAGGTTTCTATAGAGATGTATCAGTAGGTAAAGCTTCAGAAGAAGACCCAAGTGCTATTCAATCAAAAATTGATGAACTTGAAGGTAAGAAAAAAGTTTACACTAAAGATGATATTTACACTTTACTTGAGATACATACAGACCTTGATTTACCAGGATATGAAGATGCCAATGAGGCAGGCGAAGAGACTGGAATTAGTTTACCGTATATTGTAACAATAGAAGAAAATTCAAATAAAATTTTATCAATAAGGAGAAACTGGGCGGAAGGTGACCAGCTTAAAACTAAAAAACAATATTTCGTACATTATAA